ATCCAAGAAGAGCTATTCTTCTTATCCTCTCCACCAACTCCAAAAACAAATTCAACATCATCGAATACCATTTCGGGAATATTATCTTTTGTGCGGTCTCCACCGTTTGCGAAGACAATTTCTGAATTACGAGGAAACATATTTTTTATGTGACGAATAGCTTCAATAGCAGAACCATCGTCATCATTAAAACCAAAAGCATTACCTACACATTTAATGTTTTCAACAATGTTTTTTCTTTCTTCGAATGGCATGAATGGTTTACCCTTTTTACGAGTTAACCAATTGTCGCTATTAACTCCTACACAAAGAATATCACCAAGCTCTTTAGCAGCTTTAAAATAAGCTATGTGACCAGAATGAAGTGGATCGAATCCGCCGGTAACAACTACTACTCTCATGATAACTCCTTCATCATATAATTCCAAGCAAAATTAATTCCGTTTTTACCCTTCATATTTTTCTTAGCTGCTGCTATAGAAGGATATACCCACCAATCTTCATAATTGTTCTGTTCATCTACAGCAACGTCTGGAACAAAGAGAACGTAACCAATCTTACTTAATATTTTTCTTGATTCTTCTCTAAATTCTGGTCCCCACCAACATGCATTATGCTGGAATTGAATAACAGAAAACGAGTACTTATTAAACGGAATTCTCTTTAACGCGTCAAGAGACGCATGTTCAGCGTTAATTCTTAAGAAGTCAGTATGTTCTTCTAAACATTGTTGTTTGAAAAGAGAATTATAATCTAAGCTTGCAGCATCAGCCATAATCATAGATGTAGTTCTTTCGCGAGAAAATACATGACTCATTCTTTCTGAATTGTCAATAGAAATTCCCTTCCAACCAAACTCTTCAAGAAGCTTTGTATTACTAAAAAGTGTTGGATGTCCAGAACCAATCTCAACAAATGTTCCGTTGTCTTTACCATCAAGAGCAGAAAGAACAAACATATCTTGGAAATGACGAGAATAATTTTTACCGATAGAATCTAAACCTCTAAACGAGAACTTATATCTTTTTTTATCGTCATGCGAGTACGGAAAAGTACTTGGATAACCGTGTTGTTGCAGTAATTCAGTAACTTCTTGATCAAGATCTGGTGTAAGTGTGTTCTTATATTTTAAATCGAATGCTAGATTTCTCGAATCATCTCTACCATCCGACTTCCATTTTGCTCGAGCATAAAGAAGTTTAAGAGCTTCTATTCCAGGATAGTTTAAATCATCATCCATATCTTTGTATTCTGAGCATTCTATTCCTATCTTAGAAAGCATCATACTATCACGCCATTCGTGTTTACCTTGGAAGTATTTAGCTAGAAAATAATAAGCTTCAGGTCTATCCGGCATAGTCTCAATAGCCATCTTAAGCAGACCTACTACACTATGACCTCTATTTAAATTTCTATCATAGATGAAAGCACTGAGAATCAAACATTTATATTGAAGCCACTTATCGTAGTAAGTTTCTCCAGAAGACATGTCTGCAGCACGAAGATAAAAGCTAAAAGCAGCTGAACCTTGTTCTAAACTATCATATTCTCTTGCAAGCTTGTAAATTTTTTCTGGATTAGTGTAATCTAAAACAACGTCATTCAAAAGATTCATATTTTTAAAAATCATGTCTTACCCTTTAGATAGAAAATCAACAAATACATTTTGCGGAATACGAAGAATAAACGAGGCGTTATCTTGGAAACCAAAAGAAACGAGAATATTATTTCCATGAATAGCTATTCCAGTAACAAATTCAATATTATAATCGGTATTTGTTACGTGATCGTAGTATGTGCCAAGGAAATGAAACGGTTTCGAAGCATGAATTAAATTCCAATCGTTATCCCAGATAAGAACGCGATGAGCATAGTCTCCATCTTTTCTACCAAACGGATCTCTTAATAGATTTGTTTCATGAATGAAAGCCATTCTTTGATTTTCATTAATACGAATTACCTGAGAGCCACCACGAAAATCCTTTGGATATGCTTTTCTTTCGCCTTCATCTAAATAAACATTTGTAGTTTTTCTATTCTCAATATCATAATGCACAACTTGCATTGGATTACACCATTTTACAAAGTGAAATGGCATATCGAGAATAGGCATCCAGTTCTTTTCACAATAGCTTGAGTCATCTCCTGGTGCTGGAATTGGATTACGAGAAATCTCTCTCCACTCACCATCTATAAAATCAATCTCAGCCATCTCCATTCGGCCTTTACCTTTATCATCGTAGCAGTCTCTACGAACACCGCACATATAAAGTTTATCATTCCAAGAAAAGAGTCTTGCGTCTTCAAGTCCAACAAAGTTCCACGTAGGCTCTGTATCAAGAACCATGTTTACTCGGCCGGCAGATTTAAGATTGAGATTTTCATCAAGCTCACACATGACATTGTGAGTCTTTAAAGCTACATCATTTTCTGGATGAATGTACACCAAAGGACCCCACTGGTGCGGAAATTTTTTACCTTCGCTGTGGTATAGAATGTAGTTAACGTGGCGGACATTAACCAGAATTTTTCCGTTGTGTAGAAAAATCGAGGGATTCATTATACCAGTCTCGTTTCCAAGAACACTTTTTGGTATAATTATCGGATGAATAGAGCCGCCTCTCTTTAGCGCATAATTCGCTAGACCACCCATATACAGATCGTGCATAACAACTCCATAATATAGTTATTCAGTAAGATTATTTATCCCCAAGATGGGGTGTATTTTTTTAGCTTACTTTTTTCAATTTTCTTCAATAGAATATTTTCAATGCTGTTTCTTTGCGAAGCTGTAAGACTGTTTTCTATCCAATCTATTACATCTTCTTTAGCTACTACATTTAGATTGATAAAGGATTCGGCAGACACGTTAGCTGCAGAAAGTTCAGTCTTTCCAAGATAACTTGCTCTGCTACCATTCGCATCTTCAGCAATTTTTTTCCAGTGAACAAAAACAATTGCATCTTGAAGAAGTTCACCATCTTGGTTGATTTGATCTTTAAGACCAAGACTTAAAATTTGCCAAGTGTAATTCACTTTAAAATATCCTTAATTATTCCGAGCCAGGAACGGCCCAAGGAAGAGCTGCGCCAGACTTTTCAACAGATACTTCAGCATCAATACGTCTTTGAAGTTGGCTGTCGATGTGAGCCTTGTAAGAAGGATCACCATTAACAACGTTTTTAATCCAGTTGAGAACTGTTTCTTCTGTAAGATCAGCAAAAGCTACAAACGAACCAGCTGGAACGTTAGCTGCGCTGAATGGTGTAGCACCCGAGAACTCACCAGTATTACCATTGCTATCTGTACCAACTACTTTCCAATATGTTTGGACAACAGCATTTTGGAGTGTTTCTCCGTCAGCATTTACTTCGTCTTTTACTTTAAGACTTGTAACTGACCAATTATATGTAAAAGCCATGTTTATCTCCATGTTATGAGTTAGATAATAGATCTATTTATATGACGTTGCCTTTTATGAAAGCTCTCATTCTACTTGGTATTTATTATTTTTGGATAATAGGTTTCTGCTACAAGGTCCGAAGAATAAATACTAACATGATGAAGACTAAACCTGTGAGTTTTATATGATAACTTTGAATAAAATATTAGAATATATCGAATATTCTACAATAGATTTTAAGTGTTTTGTTATAGATGATGATGGTTTAGATCATCCTATAGATAAGAACAAAGCTATTTTTTATATAGCAGAAAATACTAAAACCGTAAAAATAGAAGACATAGAACGGGTAACTAATGAGTTTTATCCGAACACAGTTCACTGTTTTATTTCTCCAGAAGGAGCTAAATCATTTGGCGTTCACGAGGATACCTGTGATGTTACTATTTATTGTATTGAAGGTACTAAGACTATGAATGTTGACGGAGAGCAAATGATTATTTCTGAAGGGGAACATATTTTTATTCCACAGGGTACTCCTCATGAAGCTACAAATCTATATAGATCTGTTATTCTTTCTGTAGGTCAATAATGATTCAAAACAATCTAGTATTTTATATCAAAACAACTGAGACCTGTAACTTAGATTGCTCTCATTGTTTTACTTCTGGTAAAAACGGAAAGAAAATCTATTTCGATCCGGAAAATGTTGCTCGATGGGTAAACGAAGTAAAGCAAATAAGACCTGAAGCAACATGTCATTTTGAATATCATGGTGGAGAACCTTTTCTCGCTAAGATAGAAGACATGAGAAAATTCTATGATCTTACAAAAGACGTTTGGAATGATTCAACATATGGCGCAACAACAAATCTAGTTTACAAGCTCACTGAAGATAAACTAGATTTTATGGATAATGTATTACAGAAAAGAATTGGTACTTCTTGGGATCCTAAGATTCGTTTTGCTAATGAGAAACAAAGACAACTATTTGAAGATAACGTAAGATTTTTAATTGATAGAGGCTACACGATAAAGCTTTTTGTATCTCTTACAAAAGACGCCGTATCGATGGAACCAATAGAAATTTTAAAGTATGCAAAGAGTCTTGGTGTTCAAGAATTAGATCTAGAACGTGTTACATCAAACGGATATGCTAAGAAAAACCTGTTTGTTTTTCCAACGAATATAGAACTTCAACATTGGTTCGTAAAGTTACATGAACAAACAGAAGAGTATGGTGCTCGTGAATGGTTTCATAATGGATTTCTTGAGAACGTGTACTCAAAGTTTGAAACTGGATTTACAAAGGGTGGTACTTTCTGTAGAGACTGTGAACAGAAATTGTTTACCATTAATGCTGATGGCGGCATCTCGGGATGTCCTAATGCAGCACCAGAAGAGGTCTATGGACATATAAATAATTCTGCTAAAGAAATAATAAATTCACCGAAAAGGTGCCAAATAATCGCTAGCGAGCTCAGCCGCGATCCACGTTGTTATCAATGTCCAATGTATAAATATTGCGGTGGGGATTGTCATCAATTAGAATGGGAAGGCGATGTTTGTCCGGCACCTAAATTACTTATGCTAAGATTGGATGAAGAGATAAATGGCAGTACTTACAAATAACATTAACGCACAAAACATTGTAGATAGATTTGCCGATTACGTCGTAGCTAGTGCAAATGCTGGAATTGTGTGGCACAGCGGCGCTTTTCCATTCGATGTTTACTCAGGATATTTTCCAAACATCTTTGGTGGAAACGCTAGCGGTAAAGGCATAGGTATTAACGGAACTAGCATAGGCGGGCCAACTGGTCTAATTACCGCCTCTACAATTATAAACGTTTTAAGAACTGAAACAGCAACTTTTACACGTATTCGTAATATGAGAGCTATTCTGTTTATTACTGGAACCGGGTTTATTACTCCTCGTCCTACTGGTAATGGCACAGGAAACAACGTAAGAACAGACTTGGGCCCTATTACTGGACAAGGACCCGGCATTATTCGTGACAGTACTAACGTTTCAAATTTAAATACATCTTATTTACAAGGCCTTGCTGGAACCGTATCTACTGGTATAGCAAATGACGGTGTTTCTCTAATTAACACCGCAAATCTAGAAGCATTCTTCACAAATTTAAGAACCGCGTATAACACTGCTCGAGCAACCGTTCATACACAGCAAGTGAACGTTTGTCATGCTTCTTGCCATAACAACTGCCATGTGTCTCGCGGCCGCAGATAAGGAATCTATATTATGAATGTTATTACAACAAAAGCACCAATTGGTATTGAAGACCTGAAACTTTATTTTCAAGACAAAGACACTAAGTATATTATAGACTACGGTATTTCTGATATTAAGGGTGAAAAGCTATTAATATATCTAGGTAATCTTGATCTTCCTTGCGACATTTTATATGATACAAATGATTCGTTATTTGATATGGTTGAAGCTTATCTAAAGTTTACTCATATTGTTAATATTCCATCATTAGAATATAGAGTAATCGACATGCTATTACAACGTAAAGGTCTTAAAGAAAATTTTACTCCCACTGTTGTAGAAAAGTATGGTCACTTGTTAGATTCGTGGATAGAGAAATTAGACTCTCTAATACTTTTTAATATGTGCTGCATCAATGATGATTCTATTAAAGAACAGATTATAAGCCTACCAACTAATGACACCGACTCTACAGAAGGTATCAATTTTGTTAGCTTGTTAAAGCACGAAGAATTTTATAGCTTTTATGAAAACATAAAGGAAGAAAATATAATATATTATTCTAAGTACTTTAACGAATACATGTTTAAAGGACAGAATCTTTATTCGTACTGGGCTAATGAAAATAATCCCATGTTCCTTTTAACTTGGGGTATAGCAAATGGAATCGTGACTAAGGAACAATATGACGCTAGTGTTGCAACATCACTATTAGAAATTCAAAAAGAAATTCAGGAGTTAGAAAATGTTCCACCTGTTCAATAAAATATATCTTGATTTTGATGAAAAGATAAGCATGAGTCAAAATCGTATTATAGTCTCACAAGAAAACGGTGGTATTGATGCGTATGAAGATTTAGCTGTTGTATTTTATGGAAAAATCTTAGCTTCTGTTAAATCAGTAGGTGAACTATTCGGAGAAGGTGCTCCATACGCTTCGTTCACAGATTTGTTAATAGCAGCAAAAGAATGCAGTGAATTAAACTCGCGACCTTTTTACATATATTGCGATTACGATTCTTATTATCATCTAGCCAGCCAATGGCTTAAATTAATTTTACCGAATGCTTCTGATACAGACGCTTGGAAATTTTTTAAATCTCACATGTTTAAAGAAAAGAACTTTGTTAATAGCCGAATGTCAGCCACTCAAAGATTTGCTAATGGCATATCTGAAACATGGCAGTTAGAAGAAGCTAAATTCCTAACCTGTTATTCGCAAGATCCTCTTCCAACTGGCGATAATTTTGACTCGTTTATCGATTCAATTAGACCAATGCTAAGTGTTGAGTTTTTATTAGCCTCGTATTTGTACGACGAAAGATACGCACAGGCCTTAGCAATATCGATGTCACCTTTAGTAAAAAAAGATTTAGAAAAGTTTCTTTACGAACACAAAGAAATTCTTCTTGTTCATTTTCAAAAGCCGGTTTTTCAGCAGCTTCTTCAAGTTCAAAACGGGCCGTATACTTTTGACAACTTCTATGATATGGCGAATGACCCAGCACCTATGATAGAAGTAATGTGTAGAGTAAACGTTTGGGGAACTACTAAAACCTCTATGTACGCTCCTTCTGCTACTAGCACTATTAATCTTCGCAACTTTACTGCTGCAGACATACCTGTATTAAGACAATACAGTATTGTTACTGGTACTGTTTGGACGGATGAGCAGTGGTATACAGTTTTAAGATCTGAAATTGATAAGTTTGATTTTATTCCATTCTTTGCTGATAGTGATATCATCAGTGTAGAAAACATGAAAAAGATTATAGAGTACGAACTTCATCATCACAATCATGCAGCTGGCGCATTTTATGCAATCGATTTAGGATCTGTTAATACATATTTTGTCGATCATCTTTTACAAAATTACGAAAATAAGGAAATACTTTTTAAGTATACATTGAGGTAATAATGATTAATAATTTTTTAATTAATGGATTTACAAGTGATTTTTTAACATTAGACGCAGCATTCTTATTTAAAAAATTTGAATTTCCTGATTGTAATAATGGTGAAGCAGAGCTTGAAGAAGAAGCTGTAGAGTTGCTTGATATATTGCATCGACATGTAGCTAAAAAGTATGTTTCATCATTATTTGACGAATATTCTATTGGTGAACGAGGTATGTGGACCGGTGTAGATAACATGTCCAGTGATTGGCACAATGATAGCAATGAAGAATTCAATAGCAATTTTTTAATATATCTCGATGATGGCGAGCTACATGGTAATTCTATTGAGATTAAAACACCGACTGAGGAATTTAAAATATATCCTAACAAGAATCAGTTTGTATGGTTAAATCAAAATAAAAAGTTTCAGCATAGAGCAACCCATCTTAGTGGTCCTAGAAGACTCTTATCATTCGAGTTTACAATTCCGGCAATAAAGTGAGTATATACAATTTGATTGACCAAAAGGTCATTAATTATGCTGAAATAGTCGTATGCTTATTTGAACACTGCAATTTAGCATGTGTATTCTGTCCTCAAGACCACAACTCAATTGTCGGAGCTAGCAGAGAAGAAATCTTAGCTAAGGCTGATAACATTGCCGCTTGGATCAACAGCAATAAAAGATCAACACATTTTAAGATACACTTAATGGGTGGAGAACTATTCCAAGATCGTTGGATAGACCGAGGTTTTCTTGATATCTAT